GTGATGGGAAGACTGCTGGCTTCCATTTATCGGGGTTGTATAGCCCGCTGGGGTGGTGCAGTTGGGAGCAGTTGGTGGATGACTTCCTGCGGGCGAAGGGCGATGGCCCTGCGTTGAAGGCGTTTGTTAATACGCGACTGGCAGAGACCTGGGAGGAGGACTTTGCAGCGGCGGTGAATGCTGATGGCCTGATGGCCAAGCGGTTGGCGTATGAGTCAGGCACCTGCCCTGAGGGAGTGGTGCTGCTGACTGCTGGTGTCGACGTGCAAGATAATCGGCTTGCGGTAAGTGTTTTCGGATGGGGCGAAGGCGAGACCGGCTGGCTGGTGTGGCACCAGGAGTTGATGGGAGACCCGACTCAGGTAGAGGTATGGAAGCAGCTGGATCAGGTCTTGGCTACGGCATGGCCAACGGCTGGCGGTAAGGAACTGAAGGTGGCGCAGATGGCGATCGACTCAGGCGGCCATTGCACCCATGAGGTCTACCGCTATGTGCGTGATCGAGTGCGGCAGGGCGTGATGGCAATCAAGGGCAGCAGCCGGCGCAACAGTCCGGCGGTTGGGAAAGGCAGCAAGGTGGATGTGAACTGGCAGGGCAAGGTATTGAAGAAGGGCGTGACGCTATACCAGCTAGGCACGGACACGATCAAGACCACGCTGTTCGGCCGGCTGCGGCATAACGAGGGCAGCGGCAGCTTGAACTTCGGATTGGCTGCAGACGATGACTACTTCCGGCAGTTGACCAGTGAGCGGCAGGCGTTGCGGTATCACCGGGGGTTCCCGATTCGGGAATGGGTCAAAAAAGCTAGTGATCGCAATGAGGCACTGGATTGTCTGGTCTATGGATATGCAGCCTTGCTGATCTACTCGCGAAGGATGAACCCGCTGACGATGTGGGAGCAGCTGCGCGCGCAGTTGGAAGAAGGCAAGAAGCCACCGCTAAGATCAAGAAAGCAGCCGCCGGCCGCGGCCACTGGATTTGTCAGCAACTGGTAGGCCGTGAACTTCCCACCCAAGATCAACGAAGGCGACACGATCAGGTGGCGGGATGTTGCCATCAAGGATTCGTTGGGCAATCCAGTAACCAGTGCTGACTGGACGCTGCGTTATTACATCCGATTCAACAGGAACAACCACGGCGCGACTGTTACAGGTACGGCGTATGGGAGCGGCTGGGAGTTCTTGCTGACAGCTGCGACCACCGATGGCTTCCATGCTGATGACACTGGCTATTGGCAAGCCGTAGCTACGAAAGCAGCTGAGGCGATTACGTTTGGAACGGGGCAGTTCGATATTGACGCAAACCTGGCCTATGCAGGAACACCAGGAGCGGTTGATAACAGGAGCCAAGTCCAGAGGGATCTTGATGAAGTACAGGCAGCGATCCGTGCGTTGATCACTGGTGGCGTTGTCAAGCAGTATTCGATTGGTAACCGAAGCCTTACGAAGTACGATCTATCGGATCTGTTGGCACTTGAGACAAAATTGAAAGTCGACCTGAAACGCGAACAGAAAGCTCAGCTGATAGCTAATGGCCTGGGCAATCCGTTCAATCTGTTTGTGAGGTTCTGATGGGACTGCGCACAAGACTATTCCGTGCGATGGGCTTTGAGCCAATCCGTCAGCCTCGCGGTCGGATGTATCAAGGCGCGCGTTTCAGCAGGCTGACTGCCGATTGGGTGACAAGTGGCACGAGTGCCGACAGTGAAATCAAGGGCAGCTTCAAGGTGCTGCGCAATCGTGCACGCCAGCTCTGTCGCGATAACGACTACGCAAGGCAAGCCTTAAGAAGCATTGAGAACAACGTGATCGGGCATGGCATCAGGCATCAGGGCCAGGTGCGGATGCTGCGTGGCGGGCGATTGGATGAAGCGGTGAACGATCAAATCCACATGGAGTGGGAGAAGTGGATGAATAAAAACAGCTGCGATGTCAGTGGGGTTCTTGGTTTCGATGCGATGACTCGCTTGCTGGTACGCAGCCTTGCGGAGTCTGGTGAGATTTTTGTGCGAATGGTGCGCAAACCATTTGGCAACTCACGGGTGCCGTTTGCGTTACAGGTCTTGGAGGCTGACTATCTGATCGATGATGAGATGCCACCTGTTAAGAATGGCAACTTTGTTCGGATGGGCATTGAGGTCGATCAATACCTGCGGCCCGAGGCGTATCACTTCTATGCATCACACCCTGGCGACATCTCAGCGGGTTTGCCGCGTGTCAATCAAAAACGGATTCGCGTGCCAGCTGATGAGGTGATCCATCTGTTCCTGCCGGAACGGCCAGGGCAGACCAGAGGTGTGACGTGGTTTGCTTCTGCGCTGATGCGGCTGCACATGTTGCAGGGATATGAAGAGGCTGAAGTGGTGCGCGCTCGTGCCAGTAGCGCATTGATGGGTTTTATCACCAGCCCTGAGGGCGAGTTGGTTGCTGATGAGATTTATGACAATGAGCGTGTGAGCGAGTTTCAGCCTGGGGTTTTCAAGTATTTGGAGCCAGGCCAAAGCGTGTCAGTGCCAGACCTGAACGCACCTGATGGGCAGCTGGAACCATTCACCCGTTCCATGCTGCGTGCTGTTGCGGCTGGCGTTGGCGTCAGCTTTGAGAGCATCAGCAAGAACTTCTCAGAGAGCAACTACAGCAGCAGCAGGTTGAGCTTGCTTGAGGAGCGTGACACGTATCGAGTGCTGCAGCGCTTCATGATCGAGAACTTCCATCAAGAGGTCTTCAACAACTGGCTTGAGATGGCAGTGCTGAGTGGCGCATTGAACCTGCCGGCCTATGAGACGAACCCTGATCGCTATCGCGCCAGCAAGTGGGTGCCGCGTTGTTGGGAATGGGTTGATCCACAGCGAGAGGTGGATGCGTACAAGACTGCTGTACGGTGCGGCTTCAAGACTTTGGCGCAAGTCATCACGGAACAAGGCGGCGACTTGGACGCAGTGCTGATGCAACGGCAATCAGAGCTGGCCAAACTCGATGAGATGGACATTGTGCTGGATACAGATCCAAGTGAAGTGACTGACGGTGGTGCTGCACAGGTGTCAAGGCCTATGGGCGCTGAGGCACCATTTGAAGAAACTGAAGCACCTATTGCGGAGGATGGTGAAGAGGTCGAAGAAGAACTGCAGGATTACTGATGGCAAATGTGGCTGGCACTGAAATAGATCTGATGCCGACTGACGGCATGAAGGAAGAAGCACAGCGCTATCGGGCATGGAAGGCTGAGGGCAATGCTGGGGGAACAGAAGTCGCGGCTGCTAGAGCAGGGCAAATCCTGAGTGGTGATGAACTGAGTCCCGACACAGTGATCACGATGGCGGCATGGTTTGCACGTCATGAGGTCGACAAGCAAGGCCAAGGCTTTGAGCCTGGACAGAAAGGGTATCCATCACCAGGCCGCGTGGCATGGGCTGCATGGGGCGGAGATGCTGGGCAGAGTTGGGCCACATCAAAGGCCGATAGAATCAAAGCATTACAAGAACGAAGCGCAGTGGACTTAGGGCGCCCTTATCCGAATGAGCACGCTGCTCGATTGAAGGATCCCGATCAGTACGACTCATTGCGTCGAGAGAACGACGCCGGCGGCCCAGGCATTGACTACATCTATGGAATCAAGGAAGGCACTAGCGAGATCCAAGCAATCCGCTTCCGCAGTTCTGAATACAGCCCTGCTGAAGCGCGTGCATGGCTAGCTGAGCATGATTTCGATGCGATCGAGTTCGAGGAAGCCACTGGCGATGGAGAAGCTGAGCGTGCTGGCCCTGATGCCTTGAAGGAAGGTGACTTCGTGCAATGGGACTCAAGCGGCGGTACGGCTCGTGGTCGGATTGTTGATGTACGCCGTGAAGGCACATTGAATGTGCCCAACACTGAGTTCAGCATTCAAGCCAGTGCTGAGGATCCTGCTGCGTTAATCCGCATTTATCGCGAAGGCGATGAGGGATGGGCCGCCACTGATACGCTGGTGGGGCATAAGTTTTCGACATTGACAAAGATTCCAGCGCTGCGTGCAATGGAGGGCAGGTACAAGCGCAGTGAAGTTGTTGAGGTCGAAGCCATTGAGGACCGGACCTTCGAGTTTCCTTTTAGCTCGGAGTATCCGGTGGCTCGGTATTTCGGCAACGAGATTCTGAGCCATGAACCGAAGGCAGCTGATCTCAGCCGCCTGAACGACAGTGCTCCGCTGTTGTTTAACCACAACCCCGATAAAGTGATTGGTGTTGTGGAGCGTGCATACATCGACGACAAACGTCGGAGAGGTTATGCGCGTGTGCGGTTCAGCCGCAATGCATTCGCTCAAGAAATTCTTGGCGATGTGAGGGATGGCATTCTTAGGAATGTTTCCTTCGGCTACTCCATCGACAAAATGGAGGAGCGCGGTGGTGGCGATTTTGTTGCCACTGCCTGGAGCCCGTACGAAGTGAGTATCGTGTCGATCCCGGCAGATGCGCACAACGTCGGCATCGGACGCCAAATGGAGTCCGGCAAGAAAGCTGCTTCGGCAGCACCTACACCCGATCCCCTTCCTCAAATGGAAAACACCACCCATGATCTGGCCGTGGTGCGGGCCGAAGCCGCCGAGGCTGAGCGCGCCCGTATCGCTGGTATCACTGCGCTCACCGACAAGCACAACATGGCCGACCTCGGCCGTCAGTTGATTGAAGGTGGTCGCAGCCTCGACGAAGCCCGCACTGTTGTGCTTGAGCGTCTCGGCGCCAAGCCTGTTGAAACTGTTGCACCTGTTGAGCTGGCAAGCAATGAGCGCGCCAACTACAGCATCACTGCCGGCATCCGTGCTCTGCTGAGCAATGACTGGTCTTCTCATGAAGCTGGTCTTGTTCGTGAGCTGAGCAAGGAAGTTGAGAAGAGTGGCATCAGCAAATCGACTGAGCGCAGCTTCTTCGTTCCGTTCTCTGCACTCAACAAGCGGTCCACCTATGTGACGAGTTCGGCATCGACCGGCGGCAACTTGGTTGCTACCGATCTGATGGCTGATGAGTTCATCGAGTTTCTGCGGAACCAAGCTGTGATGCTGCAGCTTGGCGTGCGGTCGATGACCGGCTTGGTTGGCAACGTGGCGATTCCTCGTCGTTCTGGCGTGGCTTCGACCTACTACTTGTCCACTCAAACCACCGCCATCACGCAGTCGGAGAGCACCTTCGATCAGGTGACAATGACGCCAAAAAACTTGGCGGCACTGTCTAAGTACAGCCGTCAAACGCTTCTGCAAGCCACCCCTGGCATTGAGGAGCTGGTGCGGCGTGACCTGACTGATGGCATCAACCTTGCCATCGATCTGGGCATCCTCAATGGCTCTGGGTCTTCTGGTCAACCGACTGGCATCCTGAACACTGCAGGTATTGGCTCGGTTGCGATGGGCACTAACGGCGGTAACATCACCCTTGAAAAAGTGGTTGATCTTGAGACCGCGGTGATGCAGGTAAATGGCGCAGTTAATCCCAATACTGTGGCATACCTGACGAACCACAAAGTCGTTGCTGCTCTGAAGAAGCTGCGCGCCGGTGGCTCTACTGCTGGTGACGGTCCGTTCCTGTTCAACACTGAGGGCGCAACCCTCGGCCGCGGCCCCACGCCGCTGAACCTGAACGGCTATCCGCTTGCTTCCAGCAATCAGGTGCCCAGCACTCTGACGAAGGGCTCCAGCAGCGGCGTCTGCTCTGCTCTGCTGATGGGTGATTTCAGCCAGGCGATTGTCGGCTTCTACGGCAGTGGTCTTGAGATCACTGTTGGCGAGGATCAGGATGACTTCAGCAAGGCTCTGACTAGCGTTCGCGGGATCGTCTCCTTTGATGTAGCCGTGCGCGATCCGAAGAGCTTCGCCGCCATCTTGGACATCACCACCTGATAAGGAGGAGGGGCAGGCAACTGCCCCTTTCTTTCTATGAAAGTTTCAATCATTGCCTCCTGTGCTGCCGATGGCGAACACCTTGAGGCGGGCAAGGATTATGAATTGCCAGCGGCACTCGCTGAAACATTGATTCAGCTAGGCCGTGCTGCTAAAGCGGTGGCTGTAGAAGAGAAGCCGAAAGCAACTCGGAAGGCAAAAGCAAATGGCACTAACTGAGGATCTCGACATCTTCTTAGAGGATTTCGGGGTAACCTGCACCTCTGGAGCAACTACAGCTCAAGGCATCCTTGACATGCCAAGTCAAGTGATCAGCGATGGGATGGTCTTAACGACTGACTTTACGCTGACTGCCAGAGCTACAGCATTTGGCGCATTGGTACGTGGCAGCTCAATCACAGTTGATGGGCTTACCTACACAGTGCGAGAGACGATGCTGATTGACGATGGCAATTTCGTACAGCTCGGCATCCAAAGGACATGACAACCCGGCGTGAGTCGATCCTGGCGCGGATCCGAACAAACCTCACAGGTACAACGAACGTCGGCACACGGATCTATCGAAGCCGTGTTGAGCCTCTTGCACGTGGTGAGTTGCCTGCACTGGTAGTCGAACCTATTAGTGATGTCTGTGTGCAACTCACAAGTGCGCCATCACTGGATTGGACAATGACTGTGCGGGTGGCTGTGATTGTTCGCGGCGACATTCCTGATCAGGTTGCCGATCCGATTATTGAGTCACTGCATTCCAAGATCATGGCTGACCTGACCTGTAATGGGTTTGCCTATGACGTGCAGCCAACAGGCGTAGGCTTTGACTTGCAGGAAGCTGATCAGCCATCTGGTGTGATCACCTGTGACTTCGTGGTGAAGTATCGAACGAAGGTTGCTAATTTGGCGCAGAGCCCTTAGTAGCTACGATGATGGACGAATACCAAGGCCAGGGCGGCAGCTATCTGGTCGACAACAAAACCGGCAAGCGAAAGCTCGTCGAGCGGACCCAGCCGGCTCCCCATCCACAACCCGAGGTAGCCTCCGATGGCTTCAGTTCTGACTCGCCGGCGCCTAATTCTGGCGAAAATTGAAAGCACCTACGGCACAGATTCGTCGCCAACCGGAGCTAGCAATGCGATTCTTGTTCGCAACCTAGAGATCCAACCGCTAGTTGCCGAGACAGTCAACCGCGATCTGATTCGCCCATACATGGGCCAGGCCGATCAACTGCTGGCTCAGACTCGCGTCGAAGTCACCTTTGAGGTTGAGCTTGCCGGATCCGGCACTGCTGGCACCGCGCCTGCATACGGTCCGGTGCTGCGTAGCTGTGGTGTTGGGCAGACGATCGTTGCTAGCACCAGTGTTACCTATGCCCCGATCAGCACCAGCTTTGAAAGCTGCACGATTCACTACCACCAAGATGGCATTCGCCACAAGCTGACTGGGTGCCGTGGCACGTTTGAGATCACGGGTGAAGTTGGCCAGGTGCCTGTGATTGCGTTCACCATGACTGGCATCTATAACGCGCCGACTGATGAGACTCTGCCGACTCCTACCTATGCACTGCAAGCAACGCCTCTAATCTTCAAAGAGACAAACACCACAAACTTTACAGCGTTCTCGTTTGCAGGCTGTCTGCAGTCATACAACTTCAGCATTGCCAATGATGTGATCTACAGGGAGCTGGTGGGATGCACCAAGGAAATCATGATCACCAACCGCGCACCCAGTGGGACGATCGTGATTGAGGCGCCAACCATTACGGCCAAGGATTACTTCACGATCGCAACCGGCACAAGCACTGGCAGCATCACGTTTCAACACGGCACCACAGCTGGCAACCGCTGCACAATGACTACTGCACAGTCAGACCTTGGCAACCTGACCTACAGCGACCAAGACGGTGTGACGATGTTGAATCTGCCCTTCATTGCAGTTCCGACCAGTTCAGGCAATGATGAGCTGAGTCTCGTCTACACCTGATCTTGGCTTTTGTACTGAAGCGGTCTGGCTCTTACAGCTGGCCTGTCCATTTCGACATCCCTGTCGATGGCGGCCGCTTTGAGCGCCAGACTTTTGACTGCGAGTTTAAGCACCAATCTCAATCGCGGATCCAAGAGATCAGCGAAGGCATCGGCAACGATGAGCTGTCGGCTTTAGAGGTGGCGGCTGAGGTGCTCGTCGGGTGGTCTGGTGTGACGGATGACGAGGGCAAGGATGTGCCCTTCAGCCAAAAGAGCATGAGCGACCTGCTTGAGGTGCCGATGTTGGCTAGTGCCATCGTCATGGCCTACTTCGAGAGCCTGCAGGGAGCTAAGCGAAAAAACTGATCGAGGCCGCCGAGCGTTGGACAAGCGGTGGCGTCGTTGATGAAGTCGCCGACGATGCCGCGGCCATGGGCATCACGCTGCCAGATCTGCCTCCCCCACCAGAGGAGAACTTTCAGGTCTGGCAATCGAACTGGGAAGTTGTGCAGATGTTCCTGCGCCTCCAGACCCAATGGCGCACCAGCATGTCTGGAGTGACCGGGCTGGACTATACAGCAGCCGAATGGTTGTTTAAGCTGTACGCAGTAGAAGAGCCGCGGGAGCTGCTGGAGGGCCTGCAAGTCATGGAGGCAGCAGCAATGAGCAAGCTCAATCAATCCAGCTAGCCATGACCCTGAACCGCGACGCCGCTTTCCGTTTAAGAGTCAATGTTGACGGCGCTAATCAGATCACTGCGTTTAATCGCAACCTGAAGGGTCTGGAGACTACTGCGCAGCTGAGTAAGGCCCAGTTGGGGCAGATGAACATCCAGATCAACCGCATGGCGCGGGAGGCTGGAAATACAACTGCAGGGATCAGGCAGCACATCGCGGCATTGACCACGCTGCGGGATCGGGTTGAGATCAACAGCAAGGCGTATCAGCGCCTGGGCAATGAGATCGACAAACTGCAAGGCAAGCTCAAGGCAGCATCTGGCGCAGCAGCTGGAGGGGGTGGTGCAGGTGGCGGACTGGAATCGATCCTTGGTCTAGGCGGCAAACTTGGCGGCAAATTGGCCGCAATCGCTGCGGCTGTCGCAGGATTTGGAATCCTTGCGAAATCAGTGGTGGACACTGGTGTGTCGGCCATTGAATCCGAGCGGCGACTAAGGTCCTTGAGCCAGGGGTTAGATAGCTACACCCAAGTGCAATTCGCTGCTTCTGCGGCTGCTCAGAAGTTCGGAATGACTCAGACGCAGGCAAATCAAGAGTTCGCTCAGGTTTATGCTCGATTAAGACCGATTGGCTTAAGCCTTGAAGAGATCACTTCGGTTTACAACGGTTTTAATACTGCAGCCAAGCTGAGTGGGACGACCGCAACTGAAGCCAGCGCTGCCTTCCTGCAGTTAAGCCAAGGTCTCGGCACCGGCGTGCTGCGTGGTGAAGAGCTGAATAGCGTTTTCGAGCAGACACCTGCTGTTGTGCAGGCTATCGCCAAGGAAATGGGCGTTGGCGTTGGTCAAATTCGTGAGTTAGCCAAAGAGGGCAAGGTCACCAGCGACATTGTTATCGCCGCACTGCAAAGCATTGAGCGAGATGGCTCTGCAAAACTTGAAGAAGCGCTGAAGGGACCAGAGCAGCAATTCAAAAATCTCGACATTGCAGTTCAGGACCTGAAATTGACTGCGGCCGATTTTGCTCTGCCTGCAATTATTGAAGGCGTGAAGAATCTGACTTTCTTCATCAAAGAGCTGAATGGAATTATTAAGATTGTTGATTGGAATCTTGTCTTTGAAGCCATTGGTCAAGCCGGGCCGCTTATTTCTGGCGGCTCTTTATCAATAACACCTAGAGGCGGTCGAGCGAAACCCCAAAAACTGGGGCCGGCGTTGACTCCTGACATTGTTGCTGGCGTTCAATCCAGGGAGCGACGTGCTCGCCCTCGTCCTACAAGGACTGGCGGTGGTGGGGGTGCTGGCAAAAGTGCTGCGACTGAAATCCGCGAGATCAGCCAGGCTGAACTGGATTTAAGCAGAAAGCTAAACGCTGCTCGCGTTAGCGAGAATCAACTGCTTGAGGCGCAAACCCGATTCGAGTTGGACATGCTCGAAATCGGCAAGCAAAAGTTAGGGCAGCGGGCGAAGCTAAAGGCTGAGGATGAAGCCGCAACCCGCCTGCTAATGGCGGAGATGAACTTCGCTAAGGAAGCAGGCAGCGCCGTGGCTCAGGCGTTTCTGGAGAGAAACAAACTGCAAGAGAACTACAAGAGAGTGGTCGAGGACTTGCAAATAAAGACTGGAGCTATTACTGGCGATAAGTTGAAGCAGCTAGAGATCGATCGCGAGATTGCATCAATTCTTGAGGAGTTGCCTGGTTATACCGACGAAATGATAAAACGCATTAGAGAATTGGTAACCGCCAGCAAGGAAGTCAAGGATAGTTTTAAGGATACTTTCAACGACAGCCTTAAGCAATACTTTGAAGAGTTGAAGAACTTCGGTGGACAGGTTGGTTCAGTTGTTGTCGGCGCCTTCAAAGGTATCGAGGATCAGCTGACCAGCTTTGTCACCACTGGCAAAGCCAACTTTCGCGATCTGGCGAACAGCATCATCGCGGACATCACCAGGATCGCAATCCGTCAGGCAATCATTAAGCCGATTGTCGGGGCGCTATTTCCCAACTTGACCATGAGCGCCATGGGCAATGTCTTTGCCCAGAACGGCATCCAGAAGTTCGCCCGCGGCGGGATCATCGACAAGCCGACCGTCTTCCCCTTCGCCAATGGCGTTGGCCTGATGGGCGAAGCTGGTCCCGAGGCGATCATGCCGCTACGTCGCGGCAGTGATGGCCGGCTGGGCGTTGAAGCGGCAGGCGGTGGCGGTGGCGTCAATGTGGTGGTGAACGTCGACGCGCAGGGCACCAACGTGCAGGGCGATGGCGCCCGCGCTGGTGATCTTGGCCGCGTAATCAGCGAAGCGGTCAAGAATGAGATCGTTGCTCAGAAACGCCCCGGAGGACTACTCGCATAATGGCCACCTTCACCTATACCCCTAGCTTTGAAGCGACCGAGGTCAGCAAGCCCCGCGTCGTTACCTTTGAGGCTGGTGATGGCTATCAGCACCGCGTCGGATTCGGCCTGCACCGTGACGGCAAGGAATGGCAGCTTAATTTCCTGAACCGCACCGACACCGAGCGCGACAACATCACAGCATTTCTGGATGCTCGTGGCGGGGTTGAGAGCTTTGACTGGACACCACCGCGCGGATCGGCTGGTAAGTACATCTGCAAGGAATGGCAGACCACGCTGCGATCCTGCAACTTCAATAATATAACAACCACTTTTATTGAGGTATATGAACCGTAAGCTATGGCAATCCCTGTTTCAGAGCTTCAAAAAATTGCACCGAGCAGCATCATCGAACTGTTCGAGCTGCAGCTGGTCACCGCATTGCATGGCAGCAACACGATATATCGGTTTCATGCCGGCAGCAACATGAACGCGAATGGCGAGCTGGTTTGGAATAGCAACACCTATCAGCGGTTTCCGGTTGAGGCGGAGGGCTTTGAGTACACCGGCACCGGAAGTCTGCCGCGGCCAAAGATCCGCGTCAGCAATGTGCTCGGCACGATCACCTCGATTCTGTTGACGGTCAATGCGACCACAGCGCACAACGATCTAACGGGTGCGACGTTGACCAGGATCCGCACCATGGCGCGCTATATCGATGGCACCAACTTCACGGGCGGCACCAATCCTTATGGCACACCGGACCCGACGGCTGAGTTCCCTCGGGAGATCTACAAGATCGCGCGCAAATCAACCGAGAACCGTCAGGTGGTTGAGTTCGAGCTGGCGGCGGCATTTGATCTTGCTGGTGTGCGTGCACCGAAGCGCCAGTGCATCGCCAACATCTGCCAATGGGTCTATCGTTCCGCAGAATGCAGTTATGCCGGCACAAATTATTTTGATGCCAATGATGTTGTAGTAGCCAGCGCTGCTAGCGATGTTTGCGGCAAGCGGCTCAGTAGCTGCAAGCTGCGCTTCGGTGCAACTGCGGAGCTGCCTTATGGCAGCTTCCCTGGCATTGGTGCCTACACCGTATGAGCTGGAAGGACGAAGCGCTTAAGCACGCGCAAGCGGAAGATCCCCGCGAAGCCTGCGGCCTGGTGGTGGTGGTCAAGGGTAGGCGCCGCTATTGGCCGTGCAAGAACATCGACCAGGATGGCGCGCAGTTTGTGCTTTGCCCTGAGGACTACGCCGCCGCGGAAGATGCTGGCGAGATCGAGGCAGTATTCCATAGCCATCCGATCACACCTGCAGAGCCCAGCCAGGCTGACCTGATCAGCATCGAAGCCACCGGGCTGACCTGGTTCATCGTTAACCCGAAGACTGAGGCATGGTCAGAGACGCATCCAAGCGGCTACAAGGCGCCATTGATCGGCCGCAGCTGGGTCTGGGCAGTTAGCGATTGCTGGACGCTGGTGCGCGATTGGTATGGCGAGCACGGCATTGATTTGCCGGATTGGCAGCGTCCGGCTACACATGCAGAGTTTGAAGCGGCGCCGATGTTTGAGGGTTGCTGGGGCGATGCTGGCTTCGCTCCACTTGCTGCTGATGATGGCTTGCAATTTGGTGATGCCTTGCTGATGAACATCGAAGGCCGCGGCCTGAATCATGTCGGGGTCTACATCGGCGATCAGTTGGTGCTGCACCATCTGCGCGGTCGATTGTCGAGCCGGGATCTATATGGCGGATGGCTGCAGGATTGCACTGGCCGTAGGCTGCGCCATTGCAACGCCGATAAACTGATCGAAGGCTGAGGGTTCCCCATGCTCCGCGAGATTCGAGTATATGGGCAGCTGGCGAAACTCCTCGGGCGGCGGAAGTTTATGGCCGCAGTCGATTCAGCAGCTGAGGCAATTCGCTTTCTACTCGCCAATTTCCCGGAAGTTGAGCGCCATATGTGCGAGGAAGGCCGGCATTACAAGGTGATCGTCGGCGATCACTCAGTGGGATTGGATGAACTACATGGACCAGTGGGCAGCAGTGCGATCCAGATCATTCCAGTGGTTGGTGGTGCTGGTGGTCGGGGTGCAAGCATTGGCCAAATCATTGCCGGCGTTGCGCTAGTCGCGTTCTCGCTGTTACTGCCTGGCATCGGTGCAGCTATCGGCGGTGCGGCAATGACAAAGATCGGCCTTCTCGGCGGCGCGTTGATCCTTGGCGGTACGGCGCAACTGTTGACGCCAACGCCAACGCTTGCATCTGCCGGAACCAGTAGCAGCTACTCCGGCTATACCGGCACCACCAACACCGAGCTAGATCCGCAGAAGTCCTACAGCTTCAGCGGCATTCAGAACACCAGCCGGGCAGGCACTCCGCTGCCGCTGGCATTCGGTGAAATCATCACCGGATCCATTGTGATCTCGGCAGGCATCGATACGGACAACATCTGATGGACGAACTGATTCGCGGTGCTGGTGGTGGCGGAGGCGGTGGTGGCGGTGGTGGCGGCACCACGGTTGTTCAGCAGACGGTTGTCGCGCCAACCCGGACGCCTGTCCGTGATCCCGACACGCTGGCGTCTAAGCAGTTTGCGACGTTCGTCGACCTGCTGAGCGAAGGCGAGATCGAAGGGTTCCCATCAGCTCGCGCCTACACGCGCGGCACTGATGACTACAACCGGGCACTGCTGAAGGATGTATTCCTTAACGGCACGCAAATCTTGCGGCAGGGTGCTGATGCAACCAATCCGCAGACTGCGGACTACAACTATCAGAACGTCTCCTTCCAGGCCAGGTACGGCACGCAGGCGCAGACGTATATGACGGGTTTCTCGGACATCGAACGAGAGACCAATGTTCAGGTAAAGGTCGAGCAGGCAACGCCTGTCACCCGCAGCATCACTGACACCACCGTGAACGCAGTGCGCGTCACGATCGCAGTCCCGCGACTGGAGCAATACACAAGCGAGGGCGACGTAAGGGGCACCAGCCTGAATCTGCGGGTCCAGGTGCAGTACAACGGCAGCGGCTACACCACCGTGGTCGACGACACGATCTCAGGCCGTACTGCTGACCAATATCAGAAGGACTACAAAGTGCAGTTATCGGGTGCGTTCCCAATTGATGTGCGCGTGGTGCGCGTCACAGCTGATAGCGGCGATAACAATCTGTTAAATGATTTCTTTTGGGCGAGTTTCACCGAGATCACCGAGCAGAAGCTGCGCTATCCCAATAGCGCCCTGGTCGCTATGCGGTTGGACGCTGAGCAGTTCAGCAGCATCCCAGCGCGCACCTATCGGATTCGCGGGATCAAGGTGCCGATCCCCAGCAATGGCACCGTCAACCAGACCACTGGTGCGATCAGTTACGCCGGAGTGTGGAATGGCACGTTCGCCGCTGCTGCGTGGACATCAGATCCGGCATGGATCCTCTACGCCCTGCTGACCAATACGCGCTGGGGGTTAGGTGATCACATAGTTGCTAGTCAACTTGACAAGTATGCTTTCTTCTCAGCAAGTCAATATGCGTCAGCCAGCATTGATGATGGCTTTGGCGGTACTGAACCCCGCTTTTCTTGCAATGCACTAATCCAAAACCAAGAGGAGGCCTACAAGCTGATCAATGATCTCTGCTCGGTGATGCGGGTGATGCCGTACTGGAGCACTGGATCGCTGACCATCAGCCAAGACAAGCCAGTCGATGCCAGCTACCTGTTCACGCTGGCCAACGTCAGTTCTGACGGTTTCAATTACACCGGCTCTGACCTGAAGACCAGGCACACGGTCGCGATCGTCAGCTACCTCGATCTGACAACGCAAGACGTTGCCTATGAAATCGTCGAGGACAAGGATGCGATCGCGAAGTATGGAGTGATCAGCACCAGCGTGAAGGCATTCGCGTGCACCAGCCGGGGGCAGGCAGCACGGCTGGGCGAATGGCTGCTCTACACCGAACAGCAGGAAGGCGAGGTCGTTCAGTTCAAGACTTCAATCGATGCCGGCGTATTGGTGCGCCCTGGTCAAGTGATCGAGATCGCCGACCCGGTGAAAGCTGGCGTTCGCCGCGGTGGTCGCATCGCATCGGCCACCACCACCGTGATCACGGTCGACGACACGGCGGAGACTGATCTGGTCACAAGCGGCAGCGCCACCCTGTCGGTCATCCTGCCCAATGGCACCGTTGAAACCAAAGCGATCAGCAGCATCGCCGGCGCTGCGATTACCGTTGCCTCCGCATTCAGCACGGCGCCGAACGCTAATAGCGTCTGGGTGCTGAGTAATAGCACCGTGCAGACCAGCACCTGGCGGGTGCTAACGGTTGCAGAAACCGATCGCGTTCAATACGAAGTCACTGCGATTTCCTACAACGCCAGCAAATACAACTACGTCGAGCGTGGCTTCAAGTTGCAAACGCGCGACATCACGCAGCTCAATGAACCGCGGCCTGCACCGAGCAACCTGGCGGCATCGGAGACGATCTACGAAAGCAACGGCCAGGTGCGGGTCAAGCTGATCGTCAGCTGGCGCGCTGTTGTTGGTGTCTCTGAGTATCAGGTGCAATGGCGGCCGGTTAATGGCAACTTTACAACGGTCAATGTCCCGCGCACTGATTACGAAATCCTCGACACCACAGCGCAGACCTATGAGATCCGGGTCTACAGCCTCAACGGTGCACGGACTCCAAGCACCTCACCGGCATCACTGAGCTATGCAGCAGTTGGCAAGACGGCAGTTCCAGGCAACGTCCAGAATCTGACTTTCGAGGCGATCAGCAACAACTCCGGCCGACTGCGGTGGAGCAAGACGGTCGATCTTGACGTGAAGATCGGCGGCCGTGTTCACATCCGCCACAGCAACCTGACCGATGGCAGCGCCACCTGGAGCAATAGTGTCGATCTGGTGGAGGCCAAAGCTGGCAGCGCGACTGAGGCGATCATCCCGCTGGTAGAAGGCGAGGTGCTGGTCAAGTTTGAGGACGATGGCGGCAGGCAGTCTGCGTCAGAGACCAGCGTCATCATCGACCTGCCTGATGCCATCGATCCGCTCACAATCCAGACACGACGCGAAGATCAAGACGCCCCGCCATTCCAAGGCACGCGAACCACGGTCTTTTATAGCGATGAGTTTGATGCGCTCACGCTGGATGGCACCAGTTTGTTCGACTCGGTGGCAGATGTAGATCTGCTGGCCAGCTTCGACGTGATGGGCGACGTGGCCAGTAGTGGCACGTATGCCTTCGCCAATACCTTGGACCTTGGCGCCGTCTTCTCCCTCGACCTGCGTCGCTACTTCGTCACGCGCGGCTATCTGCCTGGTGACTTGATCGACTCCAGGACAAACCAGGTCGACGATTGGGCGGACTGGGATGGGGCAGTGGTCAATAAGATCAACGCGAAGCTGATGCTGCGTCGGACTGATGACAACCCGGCTGGCAGTCCAACATGGTCAGGCTGGCAAGAGTTTGCGAATGGCACCTTCAAAGGTCGCGCTTTCCAGTTCCGCACAGACCTAAGTAGCAGTGCAATCGACCAGAACATCCTGATCGATGAGCTGGGTTATGACGCCACCTTCCAGCGCCGCACTGAGCAAAGCGCCACAGCTATCGCCAGTGGTGCAGGAGCCAAGGCCATCACCTTTGGCAGTGCGTTCTGGACTGGCACCGCAAGCCTCGGTGGCCTTAATGCTTACCTCCCGAGCATTGGCATCACCGCCCAAAACCTCGCTAGCGGCGACTATTTCGAGGTGAGCAGCGTCAGCAGCACTGGGTTCACGGTGACCTTCCGCAACTCTGGTGGCACTGCCGTCGACCGTAACTTTAACTGGAGCGCTGTCGGCTATGGCAAGGCTGGGTAAAGTAACCGCATATGACTTGCTTCTGACGTTGTGGCGCAGGCAGACGGTGTTGTAAGTAATGGCACAGGCGCGGCCGTAAGAAGCGACATCAACGGCCAGCTGGCGGCATTGTTCACCAGCCACTCAGGCGCGACTGAGCCTGCAACCACTTACGCCTATCAGCCCTGGGCAGATACCACCGCCAATCTCTACAAGCTGAGGAATGGCGCAAACAACGCATGGATCGAGCTATTCGAGCTAGATGGTGAGTTCGGCAGCAAGGTCTTCAACGGCAACATCACGCTGAACGCTCAGGGTGATTTGCGCTTTGCTGACTCTGACAGCAGCAACTGGGTCGCCTTCCAGGCACCTGCAACGATTGCGAGCAATGTCACTTGGACGCTGCCCAGCACTGATGGGACATCGAACCAGGTCATCGTCACCAATGGCAGCGGAACCCTGAGCTGGGCGTCGCCGTTGCTGGCATCAGGCGGCACCATCACGGGCGCACTGGAGATCGGCTCGGCTGGTTCGCTGGTGTTTGAAGGCAGCACCGCCGACAACTTCGAGACCACGCTGGCGGTTACGGATCCAACCGCTGATCGCACAATCACTCTGCCCAACTCCTCTGGCACGGTTCCGCTGCTGAGCCTGGCGCAGACCTTTACGGCAGCACAACGCGGCACGATCACCGCCTTGACCGATGGCGCGACGATCACCCCGGACTTCGCCGTTACCAACAACTACTCAGTCACGCTCGGAGGCAACCGGACACTGGCGAACCCGACCAACATCACCGCCGGACAGTCGGGCTGCATCTTCATCACGCAGGATGGCACCGGCAGCCGGACACTGGCATTCGGCAGCTTTTGGGACTTCCCGGCTGGCACCGCACCAACGCTGACCACCACTGCCAACGCGGTGGATCTGTTGGTTTATACAGTGCGGACCACGACTAGCATCCAAGCACAACTGATCGCCAACTTCAGCTAATGGGTATCCCCGGATCAGCCAACCCGATGCTGCTGGCTGGAGCTGCTGGCGCGTACCAGATCAACCAGAGCCTGCGGTTTAACTCGGCGGATAGCACTTATCTCTATCGAACCTTCGGCAGTGGTGATCGAAATAATTGGACTTTATCGGTTTGGGTAAAACGTGCGGGCAATTTAGCTGCTGCAGATTGTGATATTTTCTTCGGATACGATGGTAGTTCAAGTTCTCTTGGTCTTGTTGAGTTTAACAGTGGACCAGTAAACCACGATCAAGGCGGAACAGGTAATGGCAGAGCTGAAACGAGTGCAACACTGCGCGATCCTTCTGCTTGGTATCACATTGTTGTCAGTGTCGATTACGGAAATGCAACTGCAGCTAATCGTGTTCGCATCTTTGTAAACGGTGTTCAACAAACCTTAGGTGTAAATACTGTCACTACAAATGATGGTCAAATTAATGGCGCATGGCAGCATCGAATTGGAGCTAGATCCAGCTCAACTTTCGACGGCTATATGGCCGAAATGCATTTCATCGGTGGAACAACCGTAACCAGTGCCTCTGATTTCGGTGAAACCGACACCATCACCGGGGCGTGGATTCCTAAGAAGTACAGCGGCACCTACGGCACCAACGGGTTCTATCTGAAGTTTGACCCCAGTGCCACCAACGGCATCGGTCACGACCACAGCGGCAACGGCAACAACTTCACCGCCACTGGATTCAGCACCTCCGGCACTGGCACGGACGTGATGAGCGACACGCCGACGACGAACT